CTTAGACAAGTGTGGGATCAACCAATAAAAATTAATAGTGGTTGTAGGTGTGAGAAACACAATGAAAGTGTGGGAGGTACACCGGGGAGTTATCATACAAAAGGAATGGCAGCAGATATAGTAGTGTGCGGGGTCAGCCCAGCAAAAGTATACCAGTACCTAACTGGAAAGTACCCCGATAAATATGGTATTGGCTTATATATTAATAGGGTTCATGTAGACGTGCAGAAACTTAAACACAGATGGACAAAGGGCGGGTAATGGAGATATTTGAGGTACTAAAATGGGGGGCTTACATTGCGGCGGCTGTCATTGGGTGGTTTGTTCGTATTCTTTGGGGCGCACAAAAGGATATGATGGCTGATATGAAAAAATTAGAGTTAAATCTTAGTGAGAACTACACAAAGAAGAATGACTTTAAAGATGTCATAGGGGAAATGAAGTTTGAGTTTAAAGAGCTTACCCAACCACTATTTAAGAAGTTGGATAGGATAGAGGACTTTCTACTTAATAATAAGAAGGACTAATAAAAGGGGGTTTTTATACCCCCTTTCTATTTACTGTATCATATCAGGAGGAGCAAAAGAAAACTCCTGCTGTCTATTCTCCTTAATTAATAGTTGAAACTCCACATAAGGACACTCCTCGTAGGACCACTTAAATAGGGCAGGAGTCTCTTCAAAGTCATAACCCTCTTCCCTCATCTTTACTACGGTTTCTATTAATTCCTGCTTCATATATCTCCTTTATAGTCTTGAATTTTTTACACTTGTCCATGCATAGGACAAGAGTCATTCATTACATAATATCCTACTGGGTATGCATCCTCATTATCCATCTTTGGGCAAGTACACTGCGGAAGACTCCACCACTTATGATAGGCACTGGATTCTGGAAACCCCCATAAATTCTGTAACATGTACTCATTCTCTACCCAATCTTTAAATAGTTCCCTAAGCTCCTCTCGTGGAGTTTCTTTCATTTCACCCACTAGAAAATCACGTACATCATGGTGATGTTCAATATCTGAAATAGTTTGTTCAGATAAACCTCGTTGTACTGCTAACTCTTTATTAATCATTAGTGATTTTCCTATTAAGCATATTCCCGAAAATAGCTGAATCTGTTTTGTACTTCTCAATAAAGAAAAGATCAAACTTATCTTTTGGTTTCCCACATCCCTTTAAGAATCGGCGGGCTTCATCATACTGTTGTTGACAGTAGGCATGAAATTCTGCACCATTAAAATCTCTAGTTTGTAATATAGTCAAAGTTCACAACCCCCCGAAGCAGAACAAGCTAATGTCTGCGCACCTATTGTATAATCTTCTTCTTCTGTAAAAGAAGACCAATCTATATCTCTAGTCATTTTATTATATGCTTTTATATAGTCTTCTTCAGAGCAGTCAGTATAAGGTGCTTGTACATAGGTATGGTCTGAGAAGGGTAGGAAGGACACTCCAGAGACCTCGTCAAAATGTCTCCATACCCATGCCCCTACTTCCGGCCATTCCTCGTCTTTAACACTTACAGTAATCGACGGCTTATGCTCACACCAATGCCTCTGATAAATCAACCATAACTCTAGTTGCTCAATTGCTGTCTTATCCGTACGACAAACTGCCCCTTCTGGTGCTTTCATAGGAAAACTAAAGACCGCTGTACTATCAGGTCTAAACACCTCGTCCTCTACTTCTACCTCTTGATCTTTAAGAAAAGTGTATAGAGGGTCTTTTTTATCCATTCTAATTCTACGAATATAGTAAGGATTATGACGAGCATGTATACCAGAGGCGCTGTCAACAAGTTGAGAAACCGTTCCAGATGGTTTGACGCACGTAATTGCAGCACTAACCGGGATACCAAGTTTACTAGCCCATTCTTCATTTACACTCCTTGCATGATTTCGTAATTGTTCTAGACCTTCTTCCAATAGCATAGTAGCAGAATGGGAATTAAAATGCAGATCAAAGCCTTTATAGGTACCATTCATTACTGGATGATCCATAATACCAGTAAGAGATACACCTAGCAACCGCTCCTCTTCCGTATTCTTCTTCCACTCCTCACTTAAGAATTGAAAATTGGTAAGAGTTGATTGGATGGTACCTAGAATAGTAGCAAGTTCAACCTTTCTTTTAAGAGTTTCAAAGGTATCGTCTTCTCGTACAATTATCTCTGTCAAATTACAAAATTGTTTGTCTCGCAAGATAATTTCTGAGCAGGGATTGCATCCGTAAGAAAGAGTTGCATCTCTCCTCCCCCAACGCGCAGCTTGCTTTTGTGCGGCAACCCTGTTAAAAATACCTCGTTCACCTGACTTTGACTTAACAAGAGATAACCACTCTTCCATAAAAGTCTCAGCATCTGGTTTCTCCGTATAGGCAATTGAGTTATTAGCTAGACTTCGTTGACTATTATCCGTCCACCACTGTCCTATCTTAGCCTCACGCATACGTCGATCAGTAAGATTAGAGAGGGAGATAAGGGCACTACGCCTTACACCACCTACTACAACAATCTCACCTATCATACACATTAAATCATGCACCTCTAAGGAATTAAGTTTTCTCCCGAGTGCATCTCTAAAGGTTGTAATAGTGAACTCAAACAATCGTTGCAAAGGTTCAGGACCGCTGGCCCGCCCTCCAAATGTTTTAAGCCTTGCTCCTGCAGGGCGTACCCTTGAATAATCAACCTTTGGGATATCCCCTTCCCACAAAGAGGACAAAAGTTTTTTATATGCTTTTGCCCATCCAAGTTTGGAGTCTGCAACAGAAATGGTATCATCAACATCCTTTAACGTATTAGGTATTGTAGGTAGTTGTGCAATTTCTTGCCTCTCACAACTAAAACCTACTCCTGTACCATTCATAAGAATATACAAGGCTTCAGAGAAGGCACGTTTATTATTGATGGCTACGTAGCTACAGTTGTATGCTGCGATGTTATCCCTCTCACAAGCCTCCCCTGCTGTCATGAGTAAGCGCATGGAGGGCATTACTTCTAGGTTTAGGATAGCTTGTTTAAGTTCTTCGTATGGTGGTTGTTCGTCTAAGCAAGAGGCCACTCTATCTGAACATTTATCCTGTATATAATTAATAAGACGATCTACAGTTTCCTCCCAGGTTTCCCTCCGCTTTAATTCTGGTATATATCTAGCATACCTACTCTTAGCTATAATTGTTTGATAGGTACTAAGTAACTCAGTCATCTTCAAACTCCTCAACTAACTCCTCATAGGAATCTTCTATCTTATCTACAAACCTATCTACAATGTCCTCAGAAGAAATCTCTAAGATTTCAAGTAGCGAGATTTCATCCACTTGTTTTAGTTTGTCTTGTAAATCTGCTAGAGTGATACTCATTTATTTTTCCAAATAATAGAAGCAATCTTTTCTAGTCCTCGACTTCCATAATAGAAACCAAACACCATGAGAAGTAATGCTTTAAATAGATCAATGTACTCTTTTCCTACATGGAAAGACCACACATCCCATTTTAAATTTCCGTCTGTAGCTGCTAATAGCGTTACAACAATGAGAAGATAAATTAGACTAAGAGGTCTAACCATTTTAGCGAGTTTATCATCACTCGTCATATCCGCTTTAAGTCTTTCTGAAAGTTCCTTCTCTAATGCCACCTCTGTATTTGCAGATAGGGTATCTGCATCCTGCCTACCTTTTATTTGAATCTGAATTAATTCATTTTGTAGTTGTAATCTCTCATGATCGCTAGTTACTATAGAATCAATTGCTTTCCCTGTACTCTCAATAATCTTATCTACACCACCACTAACAAGAGCAGTAAACCAACTCATTTTCTAACCCCTAAGGTGTAAGTACTATTACGGGTAATAACAGTGTCACCCTCAACTAAGTCTTTTTCTAGGTACTTAATACCGGAGGTGTGGATATACTCGCCTTCATAGAATCGCTTTTTTGGGTCGTTATACACATTCCCCCAAACAATAAACTCTTCTTCTGTAACAGGTTCAATTGTCCAGTTCTCTAGTCTCATTCAATCTCTCCCTTATACTCCATTGCATGTTTCCACCCATGTTTCATTGCTGTTTTATAATGAAAACCAATCTCATCAATTTCATATTCTGTTTTAGAGTTAGTCTCTTGTAGCACACCTTTAATGTAGTTCCAGTGGTCTTCCGCAAGTTTAGAAAGAAACCTATTCTCCTCTTCTTTCCTAACCTCTTCGTAGTGCTCACCTGTGTTCCCGTTCTGTCCGATTAAATCAATACGAGATTTACTCGGGAATCTACAGTCTGTTTTATAGTCATAGTCATCTGCAATATCTTGTAGTGTTTTACCCATTGTCTTCTCCCTGTTATGATCCCTTGTAAAATGCCTATCAAATAAATCTGAAACGTCTTGTAAGGCAACATTCATTTTAATATACCTTTTATTACACGGGTTTCATTATTAAATAACATGGTCATTTGATAAGGAATACCATCTTCTTTATCTTCTTCCCATAGCCATTTGTAATGTTCATAATAATATTGATTAATCTTCTTTACAATCTCTTCATGTAACGGCATGTTCCATAAATTCAAAGCCGGAAAAGTGTAGGTGGCCCACTCAACTTTAACCATACTTTTTCTCAAGGTAGTTCATAGATACAAACATATCATCACACTCCCCTTCATTTACCTCATGAAGAACGACAAGACCCCTCCAATGTACATTACCCTGTGGTCCAAGGTAGTCCTCGTCGTGTCTGTAGAAACTCCCTGCAATAAGTCCAATAATATTCTTACCGTCTGCCCGCCTTGAATAGGCGATATCCTTTCCTTGTTGATGCCCTGCTACACAACTCATATGCTTCTTAGTAAGAAGAGCACGAGCAGAGGTAATAGGGCGACCAAGGATACCCGATACAAAATAATGAGAATATGCAATACCATCAACAATAACAGGGACCAAATAAGGATATACCTCCCACCCATTGTCCGAATAACGTAGATCATCTATGGACATTAGCCCCTCTAACTTACGGTCTAAGTCAAT